GTCTTAGGCCAGTCCACCATTCTGTTCTCTCATTGCCATGATATCGTCTATCCTCAATATGGCAGTGGCTACTTCAGTGGCACTACTGATTACTTGTTTGACTAATGATTCAGGTTCTACTACACCCTTCTCTAAGGTGTTGCAAATCTCTCCTACTCCACGGTCGTCTATGAATAACCCAACCCCTTCTTCTGCAGACCTAAGTTCCATCACCACATCTAGTGGGTCCATGCCTGCATTGTTCGCTATGGCTGCGGGGATTATCTCTAGTGCGTCAGCGTATGCTTCGAGGCACATTCTTTCTCTCGCTGTCATGTTAGGTTGGTTGGATGCCACTGTTCTTACAGTCACAGAGGCCGCTGAGAAGGATGCTCCTCCACCTGGGAAGCCCTTACCATTGTCTTGCATGGCCAAACATGTCACACCAATAGCATCATCGAAAGCACGTGCGTACTCTTCTATGGTCTGTCTTGTAGCCCCCCTCACTACTAGGCAAGTGGCTTCTCCTTCACCTGATACTGTGACGAAGTCTAAGTCTCCAATCCTCTCCTGCTTAACAGACGCGTTAGTTGTCATGATAGGCTCGTCTACATCCACAACACGATGGTAGATGGGAACATTAAGGAGTCTTGACAAGCCCTCCATATCGCTTTGTTGCAAACGAGTGACTAGCGGGATGCCATGTTGTGATAGGTAGTGTGCCACGGCCTCGTGTACCGAGTCTCTAACGAAGACGACTCCTTGAGGGCCCACTGCACCAGCCACCATTGATGCTAACTCGCTTAGCATACCCAACTCTTGTTGCTTCAACTCGTGAAGTTGTTGCATGTTTTCTACCTGCATTTGTACTTCATTGAGGTCATACCCTTCAAGACCACCATTGAGTAGCAGGACGTTTAAATCCCCTTTCATGTTCTTATCTTCTACTTCATTAGCGAACTCCTTGTTGATGACTAACCCGTCTTGCACATAGGAATCGCTCAAGGAACCTCCTGCTTGTGTGATTACTCTAATGTGGTCCAAGTTACCATCAGCCTTCTCACATGCCTTTAGGCATAATCCAGCAGCATAATCTAGGTCACTCTCAGCAGCCTTACCTCTAAGTGCAGTCTTAGCAGCGTCTAGTATGTCGATGTCTTGAGAGTTTAGATGCTCTAGGGCTAGGCTCTTTCCTGCTTGGAAGGAGCGTAGAATTACTCGAGGGTGTATCCCCCTCATCAATAGCCCTTGGCTTAATGCTAGCATTTGTCCTGCGAGGACTACCACGCTTGTAGTGCCGTCCTTACACACTGCTTCTTGGGTTTGGCTTGCCTCAACCATCATCTGTGCTCCTGGGTGTGCAGTATCCAGTTCCCTGAGTACTGTGACACCATCGTTAGTTACGATGTGACGACTTCCGTTCGTTAGTAACTTGTCCATACCGGCTGGGCCTAAGGTAGACCTAACGGTCTCGGCCACATTCATGGCCGCCTTGATGTTACTCATCTGTGCTTCTCTTCCTGTTTGCTTTTCTTGTTCACTCATGTATTTCTTCCTCCATTAAATGGATGAATAGTGCGTCGGGGTCAATCCCGTAGAACTCGCATACTGTGATGTAGAACTCGGTAAAAAAATCAGCAGGGGCATCTTCGAGGAGGTTCACCATATCACCTCGATGTTATCTATTACTCCGGTCTTGCTGTTACGTGACTTTACGAACCCTTCATCTTTGCCATGCATCCATACGTCATAGACCAATTGGCAATCCTTGATGCAGTATTCTGCTACTGCTCCGTACTTCCCTTCTGCCCACAGTATAGGGGCATCCTCACTCTTTTGAGTCTTACCCGTACCTAGAGTGTGCTTACAGACCTCATCTAAGTGGTGGCTCATTCCACTCACGCTTCTCAGTATAGCAGAGGTGTCCACTACATGTTCGGAGTTAGCGAGTAGATGCCCAGCGTAGAAGCAGTCTAATGCGTCACGAAGAACTGGTAAGTCGAAGCCCATCAAGTTGTGTCCTACTATCTTACCACCTTCTTCTACGTGCTTCTTGAGATGTTCCCCTAGGTCTTGAGGGTGTAGGGGGTGCCATATAGCACCTGGAACGTCGATGTGAGACTTCGAGAAAACGTGAGCCTTCTCACCATCCCACGTGCATACTACTGACGGGTTGAATAGATGGGTGTTATTCCAACCCCCTATCTGCCATGAGTAGTTACTTGTCTCAATGTCAAGGGCCATCATGTTACTCAATTATCTTCACCGCTCCATCTTACGTAAGGGACACCTGATACTTTGGTCTCTTTGAAGGAGGCTCGTATATCATTGTAGTGCTTGTAGACCACGGGTTGGCTACGGTCCATTAGCCTTCCATAGGATTTGATTACATCTTTCTTTAGGACCCAACCGTCACCCCTGTGGTCACCTAGGTCGTAGTTCTTACATCCATCCAGTGCCTTCTGCCATGATTCTATCTTAGCAATCTTGGCTGCTTTGGTGGCACCCAGTTCTAGGTCACTCTCTAACCAAATAATGAGTCGTTCATACACGTCGTAGAGTATTTCCATTGCCATGTCAATGTGTTCACCACCAATGACCCAATGCTCTGCAGGGTCATAGGTCATACCGTGACCCAACTTACGCTTCTCATTCTGTTCTATGAGCACGAGATGGGTGGCCAAGATATTGAGATAGTTCTCGATGTTAGGCATGAAAGAGAGGACCACATCACTCAACTTAGCGTCCATCCCACTCACTAGGTTGTAGAACTCATCTACTGCTAGGTCTATTGCTGAGTCGAAGTCGTTACTCTTACGGAACATACTCAGAGCAGCAGCCCTCACTATCTGTTCACGCTCATGGCGCTCTTCTTTGATGTTCTCGTCAAGGTCTTCCCACATCTTACCATCAACTGGTCCGCATGCAATTAGGTGCTCCTTAACCAAGGTCTGAATCTCAATGAAGTGTTGCGCTAGGTCTTCGGTTGTCTTCACTTCTCTCATCTCATCAGACCATAGTCCTCGCATGCGTCTCTTGGACACAGCCATCCTCTTATCGTTGTCCCATGGGGCGTAGTAAAGCAGAACTCTTTGGAAAAGGCCTTTCGTCAAGACATACTCTTTGACTCCTGCAGGGGGGAAAGTGGTAATCCAAAAGGATACACGAGACTCAGTCTCAATCTTACCATCCTTCATGTGCTTGGTGAGTGTGTTGCTGTGACTACCGATAGGGTTCATGGATTGTTGTAGATAGAGGATGACCTCTTGGAAGAACTGCTTTGGACTGGGCTGCAATAAGATGCTACCCTCATCGAAGTTCAGTAATTTCTTTCCATTGAGTAGACCAGGGACTTCTTCAGTGTAGTAGTTACCATCCTCATCCTTGTGTGATTGGAAGGAACCAATGAGGCCAGCGTCGGTGCCTGATGTGAACATATCTGCATCAATGTCTGCCAATCTAGCCACTTCACCTACAAACTCCCATGCTATAGACTTCCCTGAGCGTGTTGGTTGAATCCAAAACACGTGGAATCTAGGGTCTAGATAGGATGCCCAAACTGGTATTCGTATGTAGTCTACTACTGCTTGCCCTTGTAAGTAAAAGAAAGACAGGAGTGCTGGTGTCTCATTGTAGAAGGAGGTTTTCCTAAATCTATCTACGTAGTCTCTTAATATCGGGTATTTCTTCACGGCTGTATAATCTTCCCAAGTTCTTGCCATAAGAATGGGGGGCTATCTTTAGCCTATGAACTTATCTACCTTATCAGAAGAGAATAATACAATAATCTCAAGAAGAGCGACGCTCGATACGCACCGCTTCTTCACTAGTCAAGGCTTCAACCACTCTACCTCGTAGGACTTTACCCATGCGCTTTACTCCCCTAAGACATTCACCACAGGCTGCTTCTTCTATGCTACCACACGCCTCGAGAATGTTATCTACCATCTCGTCACCGATTCCTGGTATAGTACGCAGCATGTCGACTCGTACATCATTACTTGACACCCTTCTGACTGCCTGTGCGCCATGCCTGCTAGCACTCTTGTATGTCTTCTGATGTAGTCCTACTATGAAGTGCGAGGCTTCCATAAGATTGGGGGCACGGTATACTAAGCAGCCAAAATCTGCTGCTATTCTAGCCATACCCCCTGCTATTTGCTTTGTTGCAGCGCTAAAGTTGGTGGAGCCGCCGCGCATTTGTACCTGCTTAACGTAGTCACCCCCCTCGCCCCACACGACGATGCCGAAGGTTGCAGCATTGGCATCAAGGTTATCGAGTTGTCGCATGAGATGTCCATTGCGCAGCGACTCCAAGAAGTCGGAGACCGACTTCGCTTCTAAATGCCACTGCCCACAGAGGTAGTCACCTATCACTAATACCTCTCTTTTGATACCAACGGCCGGCTTTCTTTTCATGGCCCTACGCATCACTGCTTCAGGTAAAGGGCCGCGTTCATTGCTGTCTATGATGAGTGGTTTCATAGTGAGCCCGTCCCATCCCATAATTGGCAGCGGCCCAAGCAGAGACCACCAGCCTCTAGTGAGGAGCAGTGCTGGTGATACCCCCCATTCACTATGGTACTAACATGATATCTTGTCACATTCTCATCATAGTCAGCCCATTGTAATGTATTGATATATTCTGCAATCATCTCAATGTGCTCTTCTCTAGACTCTAGAGTAGTTCGTTCCACTGGGAGGAAGTTCCTAAGCCTTGAAGCAAGGTAGATTACCAATGATTTACGTGCATCATGTGGTGGATTACTTCCTATTTGACATGCTGCTTCCACCAAGCAAGGTAGAATCTTAATACCATTCATTTCGATGGTATCGAACTCTATTGCGGGGCCTACTGATGTAAATCTATTCTTCTTAACTTGCTCTATTGGTAGGTCAACCCCATTAACACCATAGACAAACTGACCTCTACGATGGCGTTCTGCCCTCTCACAGATATCATCCCATGTCCATGATAGTAACTCCTCACTCTTGAGAGGGATACTCCACCTACCTACATGTTGTTTGGCGTTGTAGGAGTTAGGGATACGGATGAGTCTAGCCATGTCGAAGGGCACAGTAGGGTCCATGCAAGGCAAGTCGAGTGCTTCCTTCCAATCACTGATGACCTTCTTTCCAGCGGCCTTGATGAGAGACACTTCACTACCAGTAGAAGGCCGGTGTGTCTTGGAGAGTTTCACCCATATATGGAACCCATTTCCACTGAACCATACAGCATGTCGTATGTCCTTGTCCATGAGTAGTTGGTGGGTGCGCCTTACTTGCTCCAGCACCCTGTCGCCTGGCACGTCAATCACTATGCTCCCTGTCCTAGCCTTCTTATCAAAGTCCAGCACAAAATTTCTCACTATTGCAGTGTTGTACTCAGCACGCTTGCCGCTTGGCTTCACAGCCCTGTAGCCATACACACTGGTGTAGGCACACTGGCTGTTCCTGAGCGAGGCCCAGTACCTCTCGAGTTCCTCGGGGCTGTGAACTACCTTGCGGAACAGTCCTACCTCACGGGGGAAGTCGAAGTCAATTATGGTCATTCTAATCCCTCTTGAACTTGGGACACAGGTCCATGTAATCACAGTGTGAGCATTTGAAGTCTGCCTTAGTCACAGGGAAGTCCTGCTTTAGGTACATATTGATGAGTTTATTCAGTGACGTTTGCATCGCTCTTTCACTGACCTTCTTAGTTGGCTCGTAATCCAATCTATCAACAGCACTGTAGCGCCACCCCCAATGAGTAACTACTTGGTCGTTGAGACCTACAGCCTCAAGTTCTTCTGGAGTTGATAATTCGATAAGCATCTTGTAATACGCCATTTCCATGCGCATTTCTGACATCTTCCTGTCATGCCACTTCCCAGTCTTTAATTCCATGAGAGCCAAACCACCTTGACCATCAGTGAATACCCTATCAATGATGCCTGTGAGTTGCACTTCTATTTCTTTTCCATCAACATGGAATGTAGTCCTAGGTGATAGTTTCACTTCATTAGCCACGGGTAAGAACTGCTCAACATCAGTGTGTGTAAGTCTCACAAGTTCATTATTCATCAGCCATGTTATGTTGTGGTCGTAATCACGCTCATAGAATGGTTCCTTTCTAGAAGACTCCCTTCTCATATCTATGACTTCTTCTTTACTGGGCAACCATGAACGGAAATGTTCTAACACTTTCCTGTCATGCCCTCCCTTTGCTGCCTTCTGTAGTTCTTCTAACTCATCTTGCTCTGCCTTGATATAGAATGCTTCCATGCTTTGATGCACGTCGTCACCTATTACTAGATAGTGACGTTGTTCCTGCGGCACCTTGTAATTCTTGGATAGCCATAGTTGTTGGGAGCACCATTTGGTATTCGCTAGAGTGGATTTACTTATTCGTATGACTATACCCTCTTCACCCATTTCAGGAGTCCATGCGTAAGACGACTTGTCGTCATACACCATGGGTCGATGGTCATCCCCCATCACTCTTCACCCTTCTTTTCTATGGCTACAATTAACAAGGTCAAGTATCCTATAAGGTCATAGTAAATGTCTAAGTCACTCTCTATCCCTTCACTACCTCTAGCGAGGCGAGACAGTTTGTCGTCCATACGTATCTTGATTAGTGCTGAAATGTCCTCTTCGCCTTGATAGAATACCCTTAGTGGGTTCATCACACTATCGCCATACTTCTCATTCTTCTCTCGTAGCATATGTGCTACACGTTGAAGCACAAAGTCAGTAGGGATTTGGTCCTGACTGTTCTTGTTCAGATGAACTCCTCCAAGGTGGTCTGTCTCGTCGCTTCCGGCATGAACTCATGCAGTGTTGTTTGTCTTTCTTCTTTCTTCTTTCCTTCCATTATATCACCACCACCCATAGGCCTTGGGACTGGGAGCACCTAATGCTCTGCTGAGGTCCCAAGATAGGGTAGAGTAAACACTGTCTAACTTGGTGTATAGCATTTTCTTCAAAATCATTTCAGAATTAAGAGTGTACCCTTCTAAGTCACGGGGTGTCCGATAGGCCATAATGCCTGGTGCTTCTTCGATGTAGGTCCAAGGTACCGAGTCCCCCTTACCGAACTTATCACTATGAGTCTCGTTGTAATGGGTGGCGGCCTTAGATGCACCACCTAATACCTTGTAGTCCTTGAGGTGCATGCCGAGTCTAGTTTTCATGGAGACATCATTGAGGTCAATGTCACCCTTTCTCACACTCATTGCTATTGGGTGTACAAACTCTTCGACTTCACCCTCTGTTGCTCCATTACAAATCAACTCGAATACACCTCTCTGTATCTTCTTGGAGATTGGTGATGTGTTAGACGCTTTCATTCCGAATCCAGCAACTTTGAGTTTACCGCTGTCTTCCTCAGGCCAAGCCACCTTACCGACATACCTATTCTTCTTGGTTAACAACCAGTAGGGCATCCACGCTTCCAGTTCTGCGAATAGCATGGCATTGCCTGTGTCACCTTGCACCGCCACTGTGATACGCTCGGCTAGGGCGTGAGCCTCATCCACACTAGGCACTTTAACAAAGGCTGAATCTGTATGCCCATAGAGACATTCAAATCCATAGGTAGTGGCCACACTATCTAACAGTTTGATACACCTACGACCCTCTTGGGTGATAGTGTGCGCTATATCTGCGTCAGCCCATCCATATCCTATGTGTGCTGTCATGCCGTACAGGCTAGCCATTACACGCTTGACTGCCATTTGAGTAGTGTTCCAAGCGGCCCTCTCTTCAGGGCTTTTGGCGTTACGCATACGGTCCTTGCATATTGAACGGTACTCGAACAGATATTCAACCACAGATGGTAGGAGGCCTTGTTCGGATTGGTCCCAGTAAGAACCGTTCTCAAGTTGAATGATGTTTTCACCAGGTCCATCCCGTTTGGTTTCATACGATAGGTTGTTCCCTAGAATTAGTGAGGGGTACAACCCTTTGTAATCTATCACTGCCACTCCTTCATGGAGTCCAGTGACACAGTTGAGGCCTACTTCAGCCCCTTTGAGTTTGTCTATTTCACCAGCCTTGAATCTACTTGGTGCTTTCTTTGTTGTTCTACGAGATAGTAGCCCGCGAGCGAAGTTGGTGACGTTGCACGCTGATGGTAGACTGACACCACAGAGGCGCACCATCTCGATGTAGAAGTCAGTTACATTTCGCGCTTCATCTATCCCCCTAAGTAGGTGAGTATCTAGAAAGCAGTAGTCTACGAAGTCATCCCAGTATTCATACCATCCATTGTGAACGTCCATACCTTCTATTTCTTCAGTGAGTTTAGACCCCAACCCTACAGTTTCAGCGATGTCATTGAGTTTGAGTGATGGTAGTTGCCCCCCACCACTGTCCTTCCAAACACGCTCGAAACCTGTACCACTACTGGCTTGTGCTGCTGTATCGAATTGCCATCTACCTACTATTGGTTGGTCGGTAGGGTCGTATCTATCCTTACCTCTCTTCACTCTACGTATCTGACCCACAGGGCTGAGTCTTTGTGGGTTAGGTATCCTTTGTAACAGGTGAGGGATATCAAAGAAGGAGCCTGCGTGTGCTATCATCATGTCAGGGTCACGCTCCTGCAGGAATGAGACGAAAGCCTCATGGAGTTGAGACTCTGAACCATACAATCTCAATTCATATGACACGTCACGTACCTTACGATAGTAAGGTAGTCCAGTCATGTTATCGTAGGAGCAGTTCGTTCGCTCGTCAGCCCAAGCGAAGACTACTGGTGTGTCTAAGTCGCTGTCGATTACAGCAATTACAGTGGTGAATGGGTCATCCCCAGTATCACATTCTATGTCGAACCACCACTTACGCGGGTTCCAAACAGGCATCTCATGGACATTGTCGATGAGCCACCTATCTGTGAATCTAACATCAGCCTCGTAGGTTTTGTCAAACTCTTGTCTCATACTGAAGATGTCAAAGGGGGATTCTACTACCACTTTGACAAGTGGAGTGCCATCCAAACCTATCGCCCGCTCATCTGTTATTTGTGTGCCTGGATAGCGCGCTAACAACCGGCGCTTCCTATAGTCACCAACATTAGCAGGTATCCAAAAATAGGGTTTGTATCCCTTGATAGTATCCTCAATGAGTTCACCATTGCTATCCCTATAGCGTGTGTAGAGAATAGGAATCTCACCGTTGACATAGAAATCATCGACTATCATTCAATCCCCTCTCTTGTCCATCACCAATAAGACATGGTCCTTGGTGGTGTGGCGGAATATAGCGACAAAATCATTTGCAGTGTATAGTTCTACTGTGCCACTAGGAATTGTGAGGAGAGCGTGAGGTAACCAACCACCAAATATAGATGTGCATGGCTCAGGAGGGCCGTCACAGTCTTCAATATCTATACCTACGCTCATTCTAGCCCCTCCTTTGTTGCCGATGTTGATGGTCCACATGGCGCTGTTGGTATCAAACTCGCACTCAATAGGCAGGTCCTTACCTATTATTTTCTCACTGGATTTGACTTGGAAGAGGTCTTCGGAGTTCACCTTACCATAACAAGTAAGTGCTCGTCCGGCCCATGTCTTCCAATGATTACTTTCAGCCTCATTGAGCAGGGCCTTTGCCTTACTGACACTCTTGAAAGAGTGCACATAATCAGTGGTTGGCAGATTGAGGCTAGTCTTCCCTGATATAATCCTCAAAGTAGAGTCCTTCGGTTGCCATAATGTAATCATGGAATCTTTAGGCAGACTCTTGATGAAAGTCAATGCTTTGTGTAAGTCTGCTATCACTATAGAGCCGGAGTCTGTTATGTCAGCACTTACTGACGTGTGTAGCATGTGGGTGGGTAGGGCTACAGTGCCACTCAGTCTCATTTGGTGGGCTTTGAGACGCAGGTCCCCCACACCTGGCCCAAAGCCCGTTAAAAATGAAGTGAGAGAAGCCTTCCCGAGTGTTATTTGGGTGATTCTACCCTCTCCTTAGAGCAGTCCCTCGATTTCAGCGAGGCTTCGCATACATCGTATATATCAACTTTTCGGTCCGGTTCATTACACGCACACATAGTGGGCCAAGGTTCCTTTTCCCCATTAGAGGCGTAACCCACCTCTACGCAGACTCCTGTGCCCCCACATAGGGGGCAAGTCATTGTCCCTCACCCAATAGTTCGGGCAGGCCGTGCCACTTGAGTGGCTGGTCTTTGTAGGTCGCCATCACAAGCCTAGTTTGGTCTAGTAGGTGGGGCTTAGAGCGTGATTTGGTGAAACTTGCCTCATAGCGAGTTTCGCCTGTTAGTCGCCCTTCATCGTCCCTAATCTTGTTCCTAGACATCTCTATGATGGTGTGTAGGTAGTTACTAGTTTGCTTTTCCCATTTGGGGTATTTCTTACCCGTCATGGAACCGTCTGCCTTCTGTTCATAGTTCCAATGCGTCTCATAGACCACATTGACTCCTAATCGAGTTAGTTCACGGCACATAGATGTCAATTGGTGGAACCTAGTGGTTCGGATTTGCCAATTAAACCTCATACCTACCTTCTCTTGAGGACTAATAGACGCTCCAATACCGTCTGGAGCGGTTCCTAGGTCTTCAATGAACATACATGACTTAGCCACGCTATCCCAAAGGTCTACTGCAGTCACTAGGACTGTGTGTAGACGTGGTCCTTGGTATCCTGGGTCTAATTGCACTTTGGCCCACGTAAGAGCCTCAGTGACTATCTTCATGACCTTGTTGTGTGTAGAAGGGTAGTCGTAAGCCGTTCTAGACTCACCTGCCTGCATTACCCATGGGTTCTGACACTTGAACTCACTTCGCCTGTGTTCATAGAAAGAATCCCTAAGGCGTTGTCCACCACCATCGAAATCGACAATGAGGCAACACTGTCCTTCTGGAATGCCGTTGAGGGCTATTGCAGTCTTGCATGTCCCGTCATCACCAATGATTCCAGTGAACTCGCCTGTGATAGGCTCTACTTCTTCAGCGAACCAATCGTGCTTCTGAGCATTTACGAGAGAAGGGTATTGTTCCTTCCCTGGGTGCTTGTGTTGACTTTCGGGTGGCTGTTCAACAAGGGCCTCTTTGTCCTTCAGTGCTTTGAAACCACTCATCAGTTACCACCACTGAATTGGCCTAGACTTGTGTCGCCACCTTCACCAGCAGGTATCGCTAGTCGTGGTGGTGCATAGATGCCTGTTGCTTTGATAGTAGGCACTTCTCCTTCGTCAGTGACTCTTATTCCGAGACGACCGAAGATGTAGACTTGAGACCTAATTGCGTAAGGCTTTCGACCTTCACGTCCTTGATAGTCGAACCCGTGGTTGACATCACCTAGGAAGCCGTGGACTCTCACAGACACCTCACGGCGCCACATGTTGTCTACAAACTCCCTTTGTAATTGGAACGAGGACACACGCATGGTGTAGTCCTTACCCCAAGGGTCGAAATCACTGTCATATCCCACTCTGTTAATGTCAGTGACTCGTCCACTGATACATACTAGCGGCCCGATAGGGTTGTCGAATCCTACTATGGTCTCAGACTGTTGCTGATAGACTTCCATGAGTTCGGTGAGGTCTGCTACGTAGCAATCCATTCCACTCATGAGTATCTCACCCCTAAGGTATTGTCGGTCTTCCTTGTCAACAAAATCGTCTGTGTAGGCGATGTTGGCGAAGAAGTTGTTTGCTCCTCTATAGACATCTTCCCACCCTGGACTGATTGTGTTACCTTGTGGTCGTACCCGTATTTTGCAAGGATATCCTATATCAACAGGTTGTGACACACTGTCTTCAGTGGAGCCACTAACATCTATTCTCAATAGTTGCATTTCGTCACTGAAGTGCTCTATTGTGTTACCACTGAACCGATAGGTGCGACTATACAGGTATGGGCCTATAGGTTCACCATGTCGAGCCCAATCAGGATTGTTCTGTAGTAGACACAGCGTCATTCCACTGTCTCTAATGAGGAACCAAGGGTCTTCGCCTTCAACGAACCTCTCCTGTGTGGAGGCTACTATTCCTCCTCCCTTCTCGAGCATCCATACTCCGGTCTCTACAAAGGCACGTGCTACAATACCATCTTCGATAGCCTTGTTTAGGTCCGCCCTAGCGTGCTCGAGTGCTTCGTTACGCACTCTTTCACGCTTATCTCGTATCTTGCTCTCCACTGCCACGAAGCACCCGACCAGTTCTACACTGTTGCCGCCTGGTGTTTGCATTACTCTCCTTTCTACTACGAAGGTCTCTGCAGCGTCGACGAGGAAGTCCTCATCTTCTTCATGTGGGTTGACTATACCAAGATGCTCCTCGATATACTCAAGATACTGCTTAGTAGCAGCCTCTTCTGACATGCCATGTTGCTCGGCATACCAATGCAGTCTT